TAATAAACTGTATGCATGTTGATGGATAGATTCCATGTTAGCAAATGAACCCATCATCATTCTAGCTTCAGGCTTTTTGAATATTCTCATATATCTATCTATGTAACCTGAACCTACGTCTACATCTGATTGAGTAAACAGTCTAAAGATTTGTGTAAGTAGATTTTTTTCAATATCAGATAGCTCTTGCCAATCTTTAACATCTGTATGTAAAGGTACAGACTCCGGCATCCAATGCATTTGGTTTTGTAAGACATAGTAGTCAAACATCCATGCATCATCAAACGGTTTGTAATATTCTCTTGTTCCTAATAAACTCATTTTTCTTCCTCTTGTTTTGGTAAATAAACCATGACAAACGAACCACAGTTAGGACAACTTAGGTTTGTTTCCATGACGTAATCTTCATCCTCTTCTATGTCGTGATCTCCACCCCATATAAGTTGCGTGTTACAGTGCCAACAATTCATATTAACCCTCACACGCTATACATTCCACATCATCAAGTTTGATACGTGGTACTTTTACATTAACATTCTCTGCGTTCCTTGCAGCATTAGACCTCAAGTAATACAATGATTTAAGTTTATTAGCACCATACCAATGTACATCATTGACATACTGCATGTACTCATCATGCACCTCTTGAGACTCTGTAGCTTTAGGAAGTACAAAGAACAAGTTGACAGATTGTGATTGACATATAAACTCTTGACGTTTGTATGCATGTTCGACAACCCATATTTGATTTATCTCATTAGCTGTTTTAAATACAACTTTCTCTTCATCACTTAAAATATCTAAGTGTTGTACCGAACCATCGTGTCCTGCGATATCTTTCCAAAGACTTTCAAGTTCTTTACCTTTGATACCCTTAGACTTGAGAAGCTTTTCTAAGTATTTGTTTTTTACTTGGTAGCTTCCGGAGAGAGTTTTGTGCGTATAAACGTTAGCACGATACGGTTCAATAGAAGGAGATGTGCCACCACAAATGATACTAGAAGAAGCGTTAGGAGCAACAGCCAAAAGATGAGCATTACGCATCCCACTACCACCGATGTCAGGAGCTTCACCACGTTCTTCAGCGAGTCTACTAGAAGCTTCAGTGGCTCGTACTTTAATGTGTTGAAAAACCTTATGATTGAAGCCCGAAGCGAAGATACCTTCAAAAGGTATTTCGTTTTGCTGAAGGTACGCATGGAAGCCCATTGCTCCGAGACCCAACGACCTTTCTCTGTAAGCAGAGTAGGCAGCTCTAGTAAAGCCTTCTTTACCTTCTTTAATATACTTTTTAAAACGTTTAAAGTTTGCATTATATTCTCCTAGTTGTGTTGTGTCGATAGCGTTATCAATAAAGTGTTGAATAACATTATCGAGCATCGTTATTAAATCATCTATAAACTGTTCGTTCTTTGACCACTTGTCAAAGTATTGTAAATTAACAGAAGATAAACAACACACTGCTGTTCTCTCTTCATTCGTTGGTAAAGTTATCTCAGAACATAAATTACTTTGTTTGATTTCTAGTCCTAAGTCTTTTTGTTTTTGTGGTAAAGCATCATTACAATTATCTATATTGACAATGTAAGGCTCACCGGTTTCTGCTCTAGCATTAATTAGTTGCCACCATAAATCTCTAGCGTTGACAACCTTTACAGCTTCGTTAGATTTAGGGTCAACCAATCTATACTCTGCATCTTCTTCTACAGCTTTTAAAAATTCATTGTTTACATTAACAGCATTGTGAAGATTTAAACATTTACGATTAATATCTCCACCTGATTCTTTTCTCATATTAATAAACTCTTCAATCTCAGGATGCCAAATATCCATGTAAGCTGCATAGCTACCACGTCTTGTTACACCTTGATTGAAGGCTAACATTTGAGAATCTACAACATGCATAAAGGGGATTGAACCAGTAGACTTACTGCCGTGAGTAGTAGATATACCGTTAGACCTAACGTCTCCCCAATATCCACCGATACCTCCACCTGAACTTGCCAACCATATGTTCTCATCATAATGAGTTGATAAACCAGTACGACTGTCAGGAACATAATTAAGGAAGCAGCTAATAGGAAGCCCACGACTTGTACCTCCGTTACTAAGTATAGGAGTGCTAAACATGAACCAACAC